GCGACCGCGTCGGTGCGGAACGGGCAGCGTGGCCACACCCCGGTGTCGAGGAACGACTGCCCGGCGCGGCCACCCATCCGGGTCGCCGCGTCCAACGCTCTCGGCTGCGCGGTCACAGGTAGTACGCCTTCGTCGACGCCGTCCCGGCCTGGCCGAGGTTGGCTGCCTTGAAATCGGAGAGGGTGAGCCTACCGGTCTGCTGCCAATACCCCAGCAGCTCTTCCGACGCCCACTTGCGCGCCCGCACGTCCTGCCCCGTGAACAGCGTCCTCGGGTTGATCCCGGCCTGCATCCCGGCCTTGTTCAGCAGCGCGCCACGGGTCGCGTTCTCCGCGTCGAGATACGCCCGGTCCGCGTACTCCTTGAACTGCGACATGCACAGCTCCTCGTAGTTGCGGCCGGTGTAGCCCTGCGCCCGCAGCGACCGCATCGCCGACTGGATGCGGACCCGCTCGAGGTCCTTCCCCCAGATCTCCGCGAACGCCTCCTCCGGGTCCTCCCCGCGCGCGATCGCCTCGTCGAGGCGCGCGTTGCGGTCAGCCTCGAGCGCGGCAGCCTTCGCGTCCCGGCGAGCGGCCTGCGCCGCCTTCTTCTCCGCTGCGGCCCGCTCCTGCGCCGCGACCGCGTCTCGGCGGTCGAGCTCGGCGAGCACCCGGTCCAGCTGCGCCGGATCTTCGGTGGCCAGCATGCCGGCGAGGTCGTCGTCGGACAGCCCGGTCAGATCCTCCACCGCGCCCGCTTCTGCAGCGCCGGCCTCTTCGCTGGCAGCGGCGTCCGCTGCAGCCGTGTCAGCCGCAGCCGCGTCAGCGGCAGCAGAGTCGAACGCAGCCCCCAGATCGCCGCCGGAGAGCAGCGACGGCCCGCTCAGCCCCGCCGACCCCGTACCGCCCGTCACGGACGACACGACCGGCGACGCCGCGCACCGGCACCTCGGGTGCCCCGGCGGAGCCTCAGCCCCGACCCGGTGCGGATTCTGCTCGGCCATGCCGACGCAGCGCGGGCACGCGCCGGACGACAGCACCCAGTCCCACTGCTGCACGCCGTTCGCCGCGTACGTGTCCATCGTCGCCGCCGTGACCGCGCGAGCAGTCTCGGTGTGCGCGATCATCTCCGCCCGCGACGACGAGCCGACGATGCCGACCAGGTCCCGCGCGACCCGATCATGCGGGGTGCCGGCCATGACGCCGTCCGCGATCGCGTTACCGAGCTGGTCGACCAGCGACCCGCTGATGCCGCGCACCGTGACCCCGGCGCCGTCGAGCAGCTGCTGCAGCCCGCCGTTCGACAGGAGCCCGGACGCCGCCGGGTCGCCCGGCTTCCACCCCGCCCAGTCCACCGACGAGACACCGGCCAGCGACGACACCGCAGCGCCGCCGCCAAGCTGCTGCGCCGCCGCGTACCCGCCCGCGCCGTACGCGTCCGCGAACACCTGCCGCAGCACCTGGTCGACCGCGTCCATGTTCGGCGCGCCGAGCGCGGCCCGAGCAGCAGCGCGGAGGAAGTCCTGCTCCGGCGACGCCGCCTTCACCACCGCGCCGGCGACGTGCGCGACCGCCGCCTCGAGCAGCGACGCAGGGAACGCGTCACGCAGCGCCCGCGACAGCAGCGGCGCGTAGTGGTCGGTGATCCGCAGATCGAACTCGTGCTGCGGCACCAGCGGCGCCCCATCACGCCAGGTCAGGCTTTTGGGCCCGACCCATCACCCGCCTTCGCGACCGTCTCCATCAGGCCGGACACCGACCATCCGTAGAACTCGCCGTCGTGGCTGATCGACCCGTCTGCGTGCTGCCACCCGTCCGAGTCGTCGAACACGGCCGGCGTGCCGCACGGGCACACACCCTCAGCGCCAGCGGCCGGCTGCGACGACGTCGACAGCGACTCGAGCACGGCCGGCAGCGACGCTGCCAGCTCCCGCCGGACCGCAGGGTTGCCCTCGAGCAGGCCCGGAGCCCACCAGGCGAGCGTCTCCACGCAGTCGCCGTCCGGGTCGTCAGGGTTCACGAAGTGCGTCCGGTCGCCGAGATCGATCTGCGCCTCGCCGGGGATCGTCCACACGAACCCCCGGTACACGCCGTTGACCGACGCCCACGTCCCGGTGCACTCGCCCTCGGGCAGCGCGCAGCCGGTCTCTTCGCACCATTCCCGCACCGCAGCGTCCATCGGCGACTCGCCGTCCTCGACGTGCCCGCCAGGGAACTCCCACATGCCGCCCGCCGCGTCAGCCGGGTCGAACGCGCGCTGCAGCATCAGCACCCGCCCGGTGTCCGCCGCGCGGACCGCGAGGCCCGCCGCGATCACGAGACCTTCGGCCTTGCGGACCTCGGCGCGGCCGGCGTCGTTGAGCCGATGCCCCGTCACCGCGTCCACGGCCTCGAACTGGAAGTCGCGCCACCGGCCGGCCTTGCGGCGCCCAGCGACGAACCGGCGGAACGCAGCCACCTCCGTCGCCTTCGCGACGTCCTCGTACTCCTCCGCCGGCTTCGTCTCCACGACCGCCGCGAGCGGCGACCCCGCGAGGCCCGTGCCGGAAGTGACCCCAGCAGTCGCGTCCTTCGCCACCGCAGCAGCAGCCGGAGCGCTGTCCGGGCTCGCGATCACGTCGGTGCCAGGCACCGGCCGCTCGAGCTGCGGGAACCGAGGCTCGTCCGGGTCGATCGGCGCCCGCGCGTACGCCGGCGAACCCGGCAGCTTGTCCGGCGCCACACCCGGCACACCATCGAACGGCACCGCGTCCAACGGGACGCTGTCCATCGGCGCACCCGTCTCCGGGTCGATCGGGCCCGCGATCTTCAGCAGCGACACCAGCGGCACCGGCCCCTGACGCGACGTCATGATGAAACGCGGGACCGGCCGCTCGTTGTCGACCTCGAGGCCCAGCAGTTCCTGCCGCGCCTCGTCCGCCGACGCCATGCCGGAGTTGATGTACACCTGCCAGGCCTGCGCTTCGGCGAGCCGGTCCTCCTTGTCGCGGCCGGTGTCGAGATTGACCTTCACCGGCAGCTTCAGCGAGTACCGCAGGTACCGCGACAGGATCCCCTCGACCCACCGCACCCACGGCAGCGTGTTGACCCGGAACTGAATGTCGACCTGCGTCTCACCATTCGCCCGGTTCACGTCGCGGACGAGCCCGAGGTCCTGCGGGGTGACCCCGAACGCCGCACACGTCCGCGACATCAGGTACTCCGGGAACTGCGAGTCGAACGTCTCCGGCCGGCCCGTCTGGATCTTCGTGCCGTTCGGGACCGCGATCAGCTGGTGCAGCTTCGCCTGGTCGCCCATGACCATCGCGTCCCAGTAGTCCTGCCACTCCGCGACCTGATCCGGCGAGGAAATGTCCTGCGGCAGCTCGATGAACCCGGCCGGCACCGACCCGTCCGTGAACATCTGCAGGAAGTGCCACTGGAACCGGATATCGGTGTTCGCCGTCAGCAGCAGCTGCTCCATCGGCGCGATCCCGTACGGGCAGTCGGTCTGCGGCCGGAACACCCGATAGGTGATGTCGTCGGTCGTGTAGTCGTTCCACGGCTGCCCGTGGATCAACTGGAAGAACGCCGGCGCCGGCGGACGCGGACGACGCCCGTGCTCATCGACGTACGGCGCGATCGTCGTCCCGTCGATCACCTCGAGCCCGATGACGTCGCCGCCAAGGTTCCGACGCTGGTACAGCGGCACCGCGTCATAGCGCAGCGCGTTCTCCAGCATCTTCGACAGCCACTCGTCGTACGGCAGCTCCCGGTCGGGGAACTCGAGCGCAGCCCGCGCCGCCTCCACCGCGTCGTCGATGCCGGCCGTCTGCCCAGCCCGCCCGTCGACCGGCACGAACAGCGGCTCCATGCTGCGGAGCTCGTCGATCTTGTGGTTGATGCACATGCGCGCCACGTCGTACGCGTCGATGATCGCCCGCAGCGTGTCGAACGACATGCGGCCCCACGCCGACCGCGACGCCGTCGAAATGTTGACGCCGGTCGGGTAGTCCGTGGTGCGCGGAGGCTGCGAATACCCCTGGTACGGATTCAGCGGCCGGCCAGGACCCATCGCCGACGAGTTGTCCATGCCTTGCAGGCGCATCGCCGACTCGATCTGCTCCGGGGTGCGCGTCGCGACCACCGTCGCGTTCTTCACCACCTGAGCCTGCGAGGCAGGGGTGTGCGGCAGCCGGGGAGGACGAGCCGCCGACCGCTTCCGCTTCGCCACTACGCCCGCCCTTTCGCTGCTGCCTTGTCCCGAGCCGCCTGCGCGAGCTCTCGCCAGTTCCGTGCCGTGCTGCCAACCTCGCGCCCTTCGGCCGCGAGACGGTCCTTCATCGCCTGCAGATAGTTCGCGCCGGCACCGCCGCGCAGCAGCAGCCGCTTCAAGCCCTGCGACAACGCGTCGACCTGGTCGTCGTGCGTGCCGTTCGGGAACGCCGCCGCCTCTTCGATCAGCCCCTCGACGTCGAACAACGCGACGTCCTTTGACGGGAGCAGCACGTTGCCGGCCTCGAGGAACGGAGCAACCGCGTTCGCCCGCGCAAACTTCGACTCGGTCGGAGTCTCGGGGATCAGACCGGGGATCTTCTTCCGCAGCGTGTCCAGCACCGCCGTGCCGTTCGCCTTGTCTTCAACCAGCTTCGCCGTCGCCTGCGGCCACAGCTTCACCTGCGCCTCGAACGCCGTCAGCGTGTCCGTGAACGACAACCGCTTACGCACGAGATCGAGCACGAACACCTCTGCGCCCTTGCGCGCGAGCACCGCACCGACCACGAAGTCCGAGCCCTTGGTGTCCTTGAACGACATGTCCCAGGACAGGATCATCTCGTCGCAGTCGAACCGGTACGACCCGTCCTCATTCACCGACCACAGCAGCGTGTCGTAGCGGCGCCACCACTGCCGCCGCCACACGTTGCCCGACTCCGGCGACGGCCGGCCCTGGTACAGCGCCGTGAACACCCGCGACCCGGCCTGCACCCTGATCGCTTCCCACTGCGCGACCGTGCGCGGCAGCCCGGTCCGCTCGTCGGTGCGCGCGGACTGCATCCACTCCCCCGGCTCACGGCCGAGCGGATCCGTCTGCCCCTTCGCCGGGTCGTGGTCGGCCAGCGCCGGGATGTTGATGACCCGCCACCGAGCACCGTCCTCGGCCTTCTGCAACCGCCCGGCGAGGTCGTCCTCGTGCCAGCGGGTCATGATGAGGATGACCGGCGCGCCGGGCGCGAGCCGCGTGCCGGCGACCGCCCGATACCAATTCCACGCCCGCTCCCGGTAGTACTCGGAGTCGGCCTGCGTGGAGTCCTTGAACGGGTCGTCGATCATCAGCGCGTCGACCGGCCGGCCGGTCAGACCGCCCTCGAGCCCGACCGCGACGACACCGCCGCACTGCCCTTTCCGAGCCAGCGACCACTTCCGCGCCGCGCCGTTGTCGCGGGCAATCCGCAGCCCCAGGTCGAGGGTGTCATCCTCGCCGTTGTTGCTGACGATCCAGTTACGGATATCGCGGGAGAACCCCTCCGCGAGAGGCTGCGCGTAGGACACGAGCGCGAACCGCCAGTGCGGGTGGTGCTTGAGGCCCCACAGCGTCCCGGTCTTGGTGCACCGCTCGGTCTTGCCCTCCTGCGGAGGCATCGACAGGATCGTCCGCGAGTCCGCCGTGGCGAACGCGTCCATGATCGCCTGGTCGACGACGTCGAGCGCCGGCGTCTGCAGCGTCGTCGGGTTGATCGCTCTCGCGAGGGTGCCGGGGGTGGCAGCCCAATCCTCGACCGTTGGCCGCGCGCGCCGCCCGAACCGCTCAGCCGCGAGCGCCGTCATAGCACTCACCGCGAGCCTCCCTACGCTGCGCGCAGGAGGCCCTCGACGACCTGCGCGACCTGCGGGTCCTCCGGGTCATGACCGAACGCGAGCAGCAGCTTGTCGACGAGCGCGACGAACAGGTCCGCCTCCCGCTCAGCGAGACGCACCTTCCGTTCCTCCAGGCCGGCGCGGATCGCTTCGATGCACAGCCGGTCCCGTTCCCGCACCGCCTCACGCCACAGCACGTACCAGGCGTGCGCCTTCGGCTCGAAGGTGATGCCGCCGTCGTCGCCGCCGACCTTCTCCCGCGTCTTGCCCCACACGAACGCGCGCGGCTCGAGGGTGACGACACGACGCCAGAACCAGGCGCACAGCCGGTACTGCAGCCGGATCGATTCGGCGACGATCTCGGCCGGGTCCTGGTCCTCACCGTCGACCGGGTCCGCGAGCGTCGCGGCGAGCACGGTCAGCTTCCGGTCGGCCTCAGCCTTCGCCACCCGCACCTCCGCCGCCCGCTTCGCTTGTGGCGCCGCGCCGCCGTGGACGCGGCACACCGTCTGCCCGTGCATCGGCCACGTCCGGCACGGCTTCCCCGCGATCTCCGGCCGCAGCCGGCCACGGGAGTGCCCGACGCAGGAAGGTTTGCCGTCCTTCGCGAGGTGCTGCTGCCCGCACTCCGAACACACCGGCACCTCGGCGGTCATGCCGCGCTCGCAGTGAAGTCGACCTCGACGCCGCCACGGACCGGCACGACACCGGTGTGCTCCTGATAGCGCCGGCAGATCACGTCGCAGTACCGCCGGTCGAGCTCGACGACCCGCGCGACCATGCCGAGGGTGTGACACGCGATCAACGTCGACCCGGACCCGCCGAACGGCTCGTACACCAGCCCGCCCGGCCGGACACTGTTCGACAGCATGCGGACGATC